GGTCCATGTCTGATTGGAATTGTCGATCCACGTCAGAATGGCTCGTGCAGCTCCGGTGACAGGGTCGGAAGCCTTCTTTCGCCACCCTCCGATGGGTCGTTGCGTACCCTCAAACCAGCGCCACAGATCGGCGTCGTAAAACCGGCCCTGCGAGGTGTATCGCGTGCCTGTCTTGAAGACGCCGGGCGGGACCTGGTATTTGATGAGCATCAGAAGCGCGTCAACTCAATCGTTACAAGCGCATCACCATAGCCCGTAACCGCGCACTTCCAAACCGCGTTGATCGTGGTTCCGGGCGACATGACGGCTTCGAAGCGCGTCGTCTGCGAGGTTGGCGATTCCGCACTGATGTCCAGCGACCCGGAGACGTAGGACCACGCGTAGGTCTGCCCCGGAGGCGATGCAGTCGTGTACCCGCTCCGAACCGTCAGGCCGGAACTTGATCCCGAAACCGCAGCAGGGGAGACAGAGGCCCGCAAGCCCTGTGGCGCAATCGCTGCGACAACTCCAGTCACGAGACGCCAACACCGGACAAGAGCCAAATATTGGTGTCTTCCTGAATGAGGGTCGCGAAACCAAAGCTGGCCATGGTTTTATTGGCGTTAACATTCGCGCCGGGAATCGTGAGGGTAACGCCCGCCCCGCGCGCGACCGTCAGGTTCGCCGTGCTGTACGACCGCAACGCAATCGCCGTACCGACCTGAAACACGTTAGGCGGAATCGTCCACGTGCGCGCATCAGACCCGAACAGACGAATCATCTTCGCCGCATCCGTGTTCAGGAAGGTGCGGTCTGCGTTGATGGAAATGACGGGCAAACCACGGAACCCCGCAGAGAACTGCGATGTTGCAGCGACATCAGCCAGGACTTGATCTCCTGTGGACGTGCTGCCGGTTTTCTGCACTGCGCCGGTCGCTGCTGTCTCGCTGGCGTTACCCTGCGCAGCTAAGGCGTCCAGATCGACCTTGATGTCACCAAAAGCGTCGTTAAGTTCAACGCCCCATGTGTCGAAATCGGCGTTGTTCGTGGGAGTCGCGCCACTGTAGGTCGGAGTAACGGGCATCAGGCGACCTCAAGTGATTTGTTCATATACACCACAATCAGAAACGCCGGGACAGTGAAAGGGACTGCGAGCCAGCGGAGGAGGGTCACGACGGCCTCACAACGACGGTTGCCAGTACATAGCCAATCGAGGTCGAGGACGTAAAGGCGCTTGGATCATCCGTAGCGACTGATGCGCTCTTGTATGCCGTCGAAAGCCCCGCCTGACCGGATGCGCTGCTGATCCGGGTGTCTGGCGTGCTGTACCCTGTCGGACCACCTGTTATCGAGACGGTGTTGTCAGTCCCGGCGATAGCAAGGAACCAGTTGTTCGCCACACCCCACGGCGCAGTAATTGAGGCCGGGTCAAAGCTGGTCGCCGTGCCTCGATTTCCGGTTGCAGTACAGGAAATCGCACCTTGAACGCCTGACAGGCGGAAGCACCGCGCGACAAACTGCTGAGCGACGGAAATCGTGACGGCCAGCGTCTTCCCGTCCTCAGTGCCGTCCGCGATCTTGTACATGATCTGGAGGCGGTTTGCGGTCTGAACGTCATTGAACAACTGCGTCCAAGTTCCTGCGGTGGTGTTGTCCCACGTCAGGGTGGCGTTGCCGTCCACGGCCACCGGAATGACCAGAAGATCGCCTGCGTTGATCGTGGCAGGCAAAACGATAGAGGCCGCCGTAACGTCGGTTGCGCTGAAGCTGTCCGTGCTGCTTTCCACCACGACCTGTTGAGCGACGCCAATAGTGATCTGGAACGCCGTGCTGTCTGCCGTCGCCAATGCAGCATCCGTCACACGCAAGACGATACCTGTTTGGGTCTGAACCGTCGTCGGCGTGCCGCTGATCACGCCCGTGGACGGGTTCAGCGTCAATCCTGTCGGCAGAGTCCCCGACGCCAACGAGTAGGTATAGGGCGCGGTTCCGTACTGCGCGACAGGCGTTGCGCCGGTATACGGCGCGCCCTGGCTACCTACCGTGACGGGCGTGTAGCTGAGCGCCAGAGGCGTTGCAGGGGCAGCATTGATCGTGGCGCTGACGTGAGCGGCGCGTGCGATGACAACACTTTCGTTGGGGTGGACGCCATCGCTGCTATTTGCAGTCAGAGCCATACCGCGACCGGCGGTCGTCTCCGCGTTGGACAAGACGAACGCTGCGTCAGTCGCGACCTGGTCGATTGCGTTGAAGCAAAGCACACCATTCGCATCCACCGGCGCGGAGTTCAGGAACGTGTTCCAGATACCGCGAGCGGTCTCCATCTCAGACGTCCAGCCAACCGACACGTCGGGAAGAGTTTCCTGCCAGATGATCTTGCTGAACCCGTTTGCCCGCAACGACGCAGTAAAGAGACGGACCTGAGACTTCATCTGATCAGTGATCTGGATAGCAGTCATGCCGCCGTCGATCTTGTCCTTGATGTCGTTGTGACCGTAGTCCGCGACAAGGAAGTTCTCGATTCCCGGAGCGACATACCCTGACAGGTCTTGCGTGTAATGCTGGTCAAGCTGATGACCGGCAATCGCATTGTTGCGCAGGATAAACGTATTGGGCGAGGTCAGTGACAGCGCTTGCGTAATCGTGCGGTTGTTGATTCCGCCCGTTCCGAAGACGATGCTGTCACCCGTAAATAGCGCCGCCTTGAGGGCAGGAGCAACCGCCCCGTCAATGGTCTTGAGCGCGGCCTGTACAGCGAGCGCATCAGCATCGGCCAGAGCCGCCGGATAAACGACAAAGGAGCGCTGATCCAGACGACCCGCGAACGAGAACGCCTGACCCACCTGTCCACCGATGTTCAGAGTCTTGGCTGCTGCAACACCGTATTCCGCGACTTGATCGTCGCGACGAACAACCTGTTTCGTCCCCGAGGACACATAAGCAATCGCGCCGATATTGGCGATGGCGTTGGCCTGTTTGTTTGCGACCGTGGCCGAAACAGAGGCTCCACCAATCATTGGCTGCAACGCCTGCTGGCCACCTGTGCGCGGCGTCGTCAGGCCCATATCCAGGTTGGCGGCGTCCCCAAACATCCAGTAGGCGCAGGTTGCGCCGAGGCCTGGCGTGCGGGTCGTCATGAACACAGAACAGTTCGCACGCTCGATAACCAGAGTCGCCGGGATCGTCCCAGGCGTCGAAGCCGTGTAGTTGGTGATCGTCGGGCCGCCCGACCCAAGCCAAAGCGTGGGTTGCGTGCCTGGGTATTGGATATGGTTTGCGTTGCCCGACTGGTCGTAACGAGTCTTGACCGTGAGCGAGGACGCGCCCTGAAACGTTGTTGCGGCTGCTGTGTCGAGAGAGTTGCCGGAAAAGCCGATGTCCTGTTCAGCACTGTCGCTTGCGCGCACGACGCGAACCGCAGGGCCGCTATAGGCGGAAACCAGCTTGTTGAGGCCATAAGCTCCGTTTGGAGCCGTCGCCAGCGTTGGCAGAAATGCACTTGCAGCCCCCACCGTCATCACACCTGACGACGTGCGCGGCGTATTCGTCGCCCCCGCCAGAGTCTCGACAATGTTGACCGCGCCTTCGGTCGTCGGCGTACCCGTAACAGCCGAACCAACCACCGACAGGCCCGCAGCACCAGCGCCGGTCAAGGACAGCGTCGATCCGCTCGTCTTGCCCGTCACCGTGCCGCTATAAGCCAACCCTACGGTCGCTGTGTTCGGAGATAGCGTTAGCGCTGCCAACGTCACGGCAGCGGCACTAACGGTTGCGACTCCCGAAGAGGTACGCGGAGTGTTTGTAGCTCCGGCAAGCGTTTCAATCAGATTGATTGTACCAGCAGTGGTCGGAGTTCCGCTAACGACTGAGCCCACGACAGACAGTCCAGTCGCTCCGGCTCCAGAAAGAGCCAGTACCGAACTGGCGGTTTTGCCCGTTACCGATCCTGAGTAGGGAGCGCCAACTGTGGCTGTATTAGGCGAGAGCGAGAGCGGAGCGAGGGTAACAGGGGTCGTTGGATTGTAATCGATCCAACCATAATCGTAATCGGCGTCGGAAAGCTTCACCAAAACCTGCCCGGTCGTGCCTCCGGCGGGGATTTGTGCGGTCAAATTATCCAGACGCGTATCGACAGCCCGGAAGCCGTTGAAGACGGACAGGCTCTCGGCAGCGACACCAGGAGGAGGCGGGGTAGCCATTAAGGCGAAACCTCTTCTGCGTAATTGAACGGCACGGGATCGGAGTCCTGCACCGGAAAGATAAACGAGGTGGATCGTGTGTAGCCCGATTGGCCGTCAACACGGTCCGACTGCATCTTCAGCGGGCCGCCGAACTGCTGAGCGATGGCCTGTTTGTTGATCGCCTCGACTGCGTTCGCATACAGGCCGCCCCATACGCCAATCCGGCTGTCATCCTCCAGATACGGTGCAGCATGTTTAAGCGCTCCATACAGGTATGCGTCAGGATGCTTCATCAGAATCCAGTTGCACCGCGTGCGAGCGCTCAACGGCGTGAACAGGGCCATGTACCGCATACGAATGTCGCCCGGAGCGCGGCTGAAATAGATCATACCGCCCGAGATTGTGTAGCTGTTGGTCGTCGGATGGGCGATGTTGTCCATCGTGTCGGACGACACATAGTTGATCGTGCGATAACCGCCGCGCCCGTTGATCGAGACGATCCCGTCGAACCCGCAAGGCAGCGCGTAGCTGTCCTCATCAATCGAGATGTCTTCGGTCTGGGTTTCTGCACGCGCCCGCACATCGCGGCGCATTTCGGCCTCTGCCAACGCAATCAGATCAGGAACAGCCGCACGAAAACCGGCGTCAGTCTCGCGGTTCGCGGTCTTGACGATAGCTTCCTGTAGTTCCTGATACGTCGAGAGGGGCATTAGCGCAGGACTCCACTCTTGGCGGACATGACCCCTTCGGCGGTTCGCAGAAAGAACCAGTCTGGGTCGTTAAATTTCTCTGCAAGCTTCTCAGGGTACAGATCAGGGCGATACGCATCCCATCCTTCCTCCTGAAGCCACTTGTCGCGGATAGACTGAGGCACGTGCGCGACGCGCTTGGCTGACTTGTCTTCGGAATAACCGTCGTTCGTCAGGCGCATGTCGCGGTTCGTCTCAAGGGCGTGCGACACGTCCTGGACAGAGACCACAGCGTAACCGCCGGCAGTCTCCGTCCAGAAGTGCGCCCTGTCACCCACGAACTCTGGCGGCAGGAGAAGGTAGGACATTAGTCCTCGACTTCAACGAAGTGACGACGCTCAAGCTCTTCAGCGTTCTCACGCTCAAGTTCGATGATGTCGCCTTTCTCGAAGGCGGCGGTAGGCGAGCCAGGATCGCCAGTGAACACCTGGCCGTGGCCTGCCTTGGTGATCCGGCACAGGACCGGGTCTTTCAGCTTGGCCTTCAGCGACTTAGGGGTGCCGTCCTTGTTCACCGTCTGCACGTCTTCTTCAGTTTCCTGAGCACGTTCAGCACGCTGGTTGGCCTCGTCCTTGCGGTTGCGGTCAATCGTGGTGTTGGTGATCGGCTTCGACATGCCGGGTTCCAGAGCGCCCGAGGCGGGCTTTTTCTCAGGAGGAGTGTTTGGGGCGGCGAGAGTGCCGGTGGGTTGGTCGTCCATGATCTTGTTCCTTCAGGGTTACAGGGGCGACTTCGGTCGCCCCCTTACAACGCATCAGCCTCAGAGGAGGTCAGCAACAACTCCGCTGGACTTTTGATTCTTCGCCACGAGGGTAGCCTCGTGGGTCATCAGCCACTTGGTGGAGTCGCCGGTCTTGGCCAGTTCGCTCTTCTGGAAGCCGTCCAGCGTACCCACGGCCCAATAATCAGGGTCGTAGACGAAGCAGTCGCGGCTCAGAGCGTACGGGTGCGGAACAATGGCGACGGTGCCGAAGTCCGAGACGTAGTAGTCAGCGCCCGAGATGATGGTGGCCTGATTGCGGCCCTTCACGTCAGCTCGGATGGAGGCAATACCGGTGAAGGCCGAGAACTGCTGCTTGGTCGTCGCGCCCACCATGGCGATGGAAGGCGACGCACCGTTGGTGAACGAGAGCGCCATGACGGTCTTGAACAGGGCCTCGGTGAAGGTCCGTTGCGTACCGTTGGTGGCAGCGTTGACGATACCGGCGGAGAAACCACCGTTAGCGCCACCAGCGCCGCGCGAGACGTTCGTGGTCAACCACGCCAGCGCACCAGCGGCCTTACGCGGGTTAGCGCCGGATTCGTTCTGCGAGGCCCGGTTCTGAAGGAAGGCGGCCTCCATGTCGCGACGGATTTCGATGCCCTTGATGACGGTCTGACGGGTCGATTCCTTGTCGCGGCCAGCCAGATCGACAACGTCGTCCGTACGCGAAACGCCCACGGTCTTGCTGAAGATTTGGCAGTA